ACTTATGTCTCTTGTGTCAAGATAGCCAGAAGGACGCCAATCTATGCCGTCTCTTTCTAACGCATCTTCAAGCACTCTCTTATCAAACGTTGCATTCTGTACACCAATGATTGCGTCTGGTCCAATAAACTCAGCAACTTGTCTATGGGCTTCCGCCATTGGCATTTGCGTAGCAAGCCATTCGTTGGTTATTGGATTACCATCTGCATCTTTAAGGTTTGCTAAAGACCATTCACCAAGAGGCTGTTCGGGGTTCATGAAAAGATTTAAACGGCCTATTTCTTTGCCGTTCTTCATTCTTACAAGACCAATTCGTCGAAATCTAATCCAGTTGTTTCGTAGTCAAGAAATACCATTTCGGTTTCGGCATAGCGCTCCTTGAACTCCTCCCAGGAATCAACGCCTTCAAATCTTTCTTGCGCTCCTTCAAGGAAAGCACCCAGCGTTGGTTCGCGCGGGTATCGAGGAGCTCTACCACTGGAAAGCCTTGCTGAACCGCTACTTCCAGAAGAAGCCCCAGCCAGCTCTCTTAGTGGTCTTGAGTAGAAGAATTGAGCATTTGCATTAGAAAAAACTTCGTCTGCTTTAGGAAAATCTACAAACTCTTCTGCCGTGGCTTCCGTCTCAAACAATCCAGTATCGTTATTTTTTCTGTACAGGGAAGATATCTTTTTTCTATCTTCTTCAGAAAACATTTCTGGAGTATTGACGATTGCCTCATCAATTAATTTTATAAAATCCTGCTTATCTTTCTCTCCTGCCCAAGAGAAACCATTTTTTGGCCAATGAACAGCACCGGTTGAACCACTGCCGGAATTACCCCAAGTAATTATGGAACGAACATCAAGTTCGTTGTATAATTTTTCATTTCTAGCATTAAAAACAGACCCAATTCCTTGACCTTGGGCACGATTGTTGATGTAAAAAGAATCGTGAGAGACAATTCGAACGTCTTTGTCATCTCCAGACACCTGAATGAATGTTCTGTATCCCGTCGCAAGAGCCGGTGTACCGTCTTCTCTGGAAATGTATCTTTTTCCATCTTCATCATTAAATATAGCCAAGAGTGCGTCGCTGTACTCAGGAAGTGGCTTAATCCTGAATTCAAGTTGCAGTTCTGTTACTAAGTCACCCTCTTTTATATTTTCTTCATACAGTCCTAATTCATCCTGTTCCGCAAGGTCTTTTTCAGAAGCCTTTTTTACCTTTATCGCTGGCGCATAGGAAGATTGCGGCATTATTTCTACTAGGACTTTTTTTCCTATGTTTAATTGTGTCCCGTCGTCAGCGGTGATGATGACGTCTTTGTCTAGGGTCATCTCGCCTTTAAATACTTCGGCTAACAAGTTGCGAACTCGTTCTTTTTCTAGAGTTCTTTTTTCATCGTCTTTAAGTATTTGTCTCGGCTTTGGTTCTGGCATTCCGGGAGGCCTTGGTGGCGTCGGACCGGTATCAAGCACATAAATATCTTCTTTTTGAAATTCTTCTGACACAATATCATCAAGAAAATTAGCTATCGATTGTTTTTTATCTTCGCTTAACGATGGCTGGGAATCAACTATCTCCTGATATTTTTTTCCAGAAGAAAGCCTTGAGCCGGAGTCTCCCTGCTCTCCTTTGCGTGGTGAAAAGAGACCTTCTTGCGTTTGTGTAGCTTTTTCTGCTTTTATTGGTCCATCCCCACCAGTAACCGAACGCCACCAGTCTCCACCTTCGTCGGTGGTGCCACCAGGGCTTATCTCGTAGTCGGGATTTTCTGTCACAAAAGAATCAAGAAGGGCTTCGGCTATTCCTTGACGACGATATTCTTCATCGGTGAAAACCATTGCCACAACGGCTTTCTTGTTTTCTGTATCCATATTGTAGTCGATGTATGCAACGTTTTTATCCTCGTCGAACGCAGAGATGTAACCGTTGTACATGTCTCTGCCGGGAGAGTCTCCACCACGAGAAATCTCAAACACTTTGCCGTCAATTTCAAAAGACGATACCTGCGCGTATTCGTCGTCTTTTCCATAGCGCGTAACGTTTAGCTTTGTATTACGTCCTTTGCCAGAGGAAAGTTTTGCCGATACGGAGACAGTGGGAGTCGCGTCGGCAAAAGCCCTACCGTCATCAGTCAACGCGTCGCTATGTTGGAGGTCTTGGTCGGGAAATACTTCACGATGAAAGTTAAACATCTCTGTTGCTAATCCACGACGGCGGTGTTTTTCTCTTGTTTCTATTCCGAAAACTTCAATGCCTTTGCCGGATAGGTAGACCTGCATTCCTGCTGATGGTTTAATTTTTCGCTGGTCATCGAGCAGTCCTCTTAGTACATCCCGGTCATCAATGTCCTTCAATGCAAGGGGGGCTTCTTTGTTTGTAAAAGGATTTTTGCCTAGCTCGTTAAATCTGTCGAGAAGGTTGTTTCTTTCTTTCTCAATGTCTGAATCAAGAAATGCGGCTACGGTTCCCGATGTCGTTATGACTATTCTGTATTCTCCGCCTTTGCCTTTGACGTCTTTCGCTTGAACTTTTTTTGACGCCACAAGAGCGCCATAGTCGTGCCGCTCTGTTGGTGAAAGTTGCACCATGCCACTAGAAAGACGAGCAACAGTATTTGGCTTACCTGCTTGACTCTCGGTGCCGACCCATACTGGCTTGGTGGTTCCCTCGTCTGCCCAGCCATCGCCGTCAACGTCTCTTCTCGAACCGGTAGGGTTTCTTTGGCCTGGCTTGCCGCCAGTGGGAAGCTCGATATTGCCGCTTCTTCTTTTTTTGCGCCCTTCGCCGATTGTCGGTCTATTAACTCCGCGAGAAGCTAAATACTGACCAAGTCGCCCTACGGCCGCTTTTTCCTCTTGGTTAGCCGCCAGACCGCGTCTGGACTCCTCGAAAGGGATGGGGAATTCATTATCGGAAGACATTTAGTTAAATAATACCATTAGAAGATATGCGTAAACTAAAGGCGGTTGCCGCATTTGGTGCATATCTTGGCCCAAGGATAGAAACGCATCATTTCCATTGGGTGGTCGCATTCAAGCAGTCTCTTGGCTTCGGAATTAAGAATGTTTCTAATCCACGCAGAAAGGGTTACCTGCTCTATATTGGCAGCTTCTTTCCATCTGCCTCTTTCGTAGTCGTTGGTACGAATAAGGACCTGTTTGTCTGCTGGACCGTCTGAAGCGTCAATTAAAGGCGAGATGGTGGGTGTCAAGGTTTCTGCAACCTTGTCCATAGCTACGCGAATATTGTCAAGTTCTTCATTTTCATTGTTCGATATCATCATCGCTTGGGTCCCTGTAGTTTGGCTCATCCGTTGAGTCAGATACTACTTCAGCGTCGATAATTAAACCTTCATCTTCTTGGTTTTTTCTAAGAATTGCATAAACAGTCTCCTCTGGCAACACTCCAGAAATTGCCATCAATTCCAACAGTTTTCTTGCTTCTGATTCGGCGTCGAAACCAACTGCAGGCATAGTTACGCCTGGTTGTCCAGCAATAGTTGCGCGAACTGTCTGGTTCAGTGTTCCGTCAACGTTTACGTTCACGTTTGTCTGCTCCATGCCAAGCAATTTCGTTCTTCTGTCCATTATGGAAAGAACTTGCTGTATCGCCTTCAGGTCCGGCTCTATCTGCATTTCTGTTCCATCGTCACCGACTATGCGTCTGTGTTGCGTCATGGGCCATATTGCTTGCTGTAGGTTGTCTAAACGCTCCAGCTCCATTCTCAGTACCTCAGGGTAGGCAAGGATGGCTTCCTTGTTCATCTTTTCAAGTTGGCGCTGAATAGACCTAGACACCGAGGCTGAGGAAACGCCAAATCTTCTGGCTATTTCATTTACGGAAGTTCCTGCTTGACGCATTTTGAAAATGCGCATGTCTCTCTCGTTCAGAAACTCTTTAGTAGTAATTGGTTTTGATTTTTCGTCACTCATTTAACAGCCTTAGACCACTCGACGACCTCAAATGGAAATCTGACGCCTCTCTTTATTTTAGTAGGCCATTGGCGCTCGTCACGAGCACCTCTGAAATGGCGTACATCATAAACGTAGCCTCCTAATGCCGTTGGGTCTGGCTGGAGAGAAATACCGAACTCTGGCCACCTAGACCAGACCGCTGAACCAAACGGACGCAGGTCTCTACTTGTCATGCTTGTCCCAAGTGGAGCGTGATGCTCAATCCAGAGAGCGCATTTATAGATGGTTCTAATCGTGTCCAAGTATTTTGCAACTTCTAACGCTATTGACTCAGAAGTTCTGCCACCTGGGTCTAGAAACGCTTTATAAAGAGGACCTATAACCAAAAGCTCAGGCTTGACCGTATCAAGCGCTTCTTCAAGAATCGCCCTATCGCTAGCCTTCAGCAAATCCATTCC